TGGACGTGCGGCCGCATCCGCATATCGGCTTGGCCACCGTCACCTATCTGCTCGAAGGCGAGATCTTGCACCGCGACAGCGTGGGCTCCGTCCAGGCGATCCGGCCGGGCGAGGTGAACTGGATGACGGCGGGCTCCGGCATCGTCCATTCCGAGCGCACCGGCCGCGAGCAGCGCGCCGCCGGCGGCCGCCTGTTCGGCCTCCAGACCTGGGTGGCGCTGCCCACGGCGCATGAGGAGGCGGCGCCGGCCTTCTCCCACCACAAGGCCCACGACATCCCCGCTGCCGAGGCCGAGGGCATTGGCATCCGCCTGATCGCCGGCACGCTCGATGGGATGCGCTCGCCGGTGCCGACCTTCTCCGATGTAAACCATAGAAATGGGGGCAGCTTCGACGTTGTTTATGCTGACATTTCCCTCGCGGCGGGGGCTCGGTATCAGGTGAGAGCCGAGCACATCGAGCGGGCCATCTACGTCGTGTCGGGCTCCGTTGCGGTGGAGGGGCAGTCGGGCAGCTTCGGGAAGGACGAACTGGTGATCTTTCAGCCGGGTGCGGAGATCATCCTGCGCGCAGAAGGCGGTCCTGCTCGGCTCATGCTGATCGGCGGGGAGCCCTACCCGGAGAAGCGCTACATTGAGTGGAACTTCGTCCACAGCAACCCTGAGCGAATCGCACAGGCGAAACAGGATTGGCGTGAGCACCGCTTCCCCAGCGTCCCATATGAACACGAGTTCATCCCGCTTCCGGCTGACCCGGAGCCGGTGCGCTATCCCTGATACGGCCGTAGCGACTCGGCGTTCATACAACCGCCATCAACTGGCTCGGAAACGGCGAGGCGAGCGTCAGCGCCTCGTCAACCGGAGCATGGAGCCACCGGTTGTAATCTTCGGGATGGAGGATCACCGGGCAAGCCTTGGGGTGGATCGCGCCGACCACGTGAACCGCAGGATCACCTTCATAACCGCTTGTCAGGAAGGCGTAGACGCCACCCGATCCGGTCGGCCGCCAGAGGCCCGCGAAAGCGGCGATGGGAGAGGCCGGGAGGCTGAACCAGAACGGCGTCTTCTTGCCCGTGACGGGATCGGGCTCGACGCTCCACTCCTGAAAACTCGTGAACGGCACGAGGCAGCGTCGCGCCGGATTCTTGAGCGCACCAATCCAGAAGGGCGAGGTGTAGTTGCGGACGTTGACGACGGCCTTGCCATCCGGTCGGGGAAAGCCCCAGCGCATCACGGAGAGGACGCGCTGATCCTCTTTCTCTCTGACGATGTAACCGGGGCTTCCGAGCGCACCGGGGCGCGGTGCCGCCACATAGGGTTTCTCGACCGTTGGCTCGTCACGCACATCGTCCGTGGCCTGAAAGTAGGCGTTGAACTCCAGCCGCGTAACCTTGATATTGTAGAGGTTGCACACCCCACCAAGGTAAGGGTTCGACAGTCTGGCGCAACCGGCACGGGTGGCTCTCACGATCGGTAGCGGCTCACCAGCTTCTTCCAAACTGACTCGGGCGGGTAGTCGAACTGCTTGCCATCGTCGGGCTTCTCGTCCGTCACGATATATCTCGCTCGCTGTGATGAGCAGCGAGTCCGCCAGCACGACTCGCAATAGAAGCGTCGAGCCACGTCCGCGAGTTGCTGTCCCCAGCCCCCGTGCTGGCAGTGCCACCACAGGCCGACCGCATCGAACAACCGCGTGTGCTGGCAAAGCGGACACGTCAGCCTGATCGTCCGCCGCATGAGCGCCGCATGCTCGACAGTCGTGATCTTCCGGTTGATGTGGTCGCGTTCCGCTCCCGTCAACATGTCACGCGATGGGCAGCGCTAACTGCCTCCGATCGCTGACGGGAGGCTCCGGCTCAGCCAGCTTGGCCGCCACGATCGCACCAAGCGTTTCAGCCGCACGTTCCCGCATCTGCGAATCGCGATCCATCAACCCGAGCTTCGCCCACGCCGGAGCATTGGCGAGGATCGTGGCGATGCGGGTTGATTCGGCTGTCTCCATCCAAAGAACATTTATAGAACATAGGGATCAGGTCAACCATGCGCGCCGTCGAAGGTGCTTGCCCGAATGACTGCCACGATGTGGTGCCACGCAGCGCCCCACTGACCCCGATGGCGACAACGCCGACGACAATCCCACCCACGATGTCGCTGAAGTAGTGTCCGCCCTGAATGGGGGCCGATACGAGCATCAGGACATTGAGGATCAACGCCGGATAGCGCACCCACCTTATCCGCCAGCCGGTCCAAGCGAACAGAAGCGCTGCCGTTGCATGGAAGCTCGGGAACGCTACCAGCCCGCCCATTCTCGCGACATCAATGGTCGGGCAGGAGCCGTTGCGGAGGCAATCGATGATGGGGATGTGCAGCAGTCCCGCGATCGGTGCATTTGGCACACCGATGGGCAAGAAGTGCTCGGCGGCTGACTTACCGGGCAGAAACACGAAGGATATGTCCGTAATCGCCAACCCGACGATGAATGCTGCGAGGAAACGATAAAGCTCAACCCGTTTTCCGCTTGCGCCAAGGCAGATCACCAAGAGCATCGGGGACCACATAAAGCTACGATAGGCATATCTGAGCACATCATCGATCATGGGATGGGTCTGGACGAAGTTCCAGTAAGTGAGCCAGTTTAATCCGATCAGCGCATCGGCCGCCAGTAGCTGCTTATCCACCCAGCCGACGCTCAATGCAGCAAGCGGATAGGTTGCCACCGCCCCAAGCAGCGAGACAATCGCCAGCAAACCGAGGCCCTCGATCATAAGGACGAGGCGGTTCAACCACTCCACCTCTGGCGGCCGGTAAATGTATGGACAGAGGAGCGCGGGCACGATGAGAGACGGCAAGCTGGGGTCTATTCCAGCAAACGAAAGGTTGAGCCCAGCTATACGCACTATGAAGAGGGTGGCGACGACGCCGATCAAGACTGACCAGCGAACAAAATCCCGCGCGACCGGCGTGCCATAGTGCATCATCAGATTTCCGTCCATGTCCCCGCATTTCAGCTACGGAGACAACGGTTAAGAGAGTATTGCTCAGACAAACGCCAATTGATCCACTATGGCGGAAAGTCACCGGAACATCCGTTAGCGAACGTGCCGCCACACCCTTCCCGTCAGCACGCCACGGATCGTGTCCAGACCGACCCCGTGATCGTCGGCAAGCTGACGGTTGCTGACACCGCTTGCGTGTCGGCGGCGAATGTCTCTGACCGCTCCCGGATTGAGCTTCCGTCCACCATGGACACGAGGCTCGGTTGCCAGCCACTGCTCGATGTTCTGCACACGAGTCGCCCACATCACATTTTCGGCACGGCAGTCAGCCTTGTCGGGGTTGGGATGATGGGCGGCTACATGGTCGGGTGACGGTCGAGGACCGTGGAAGGTCTCGGCGACGAGCTGGTGGACATAGCGGTCGATCAGACGGCCATCGGCACGCTTGAGCTTCACGGCCAGATAACCGTTCCGCCTCACCACCGGCTTGAGGATGCGCAACCTGCTCCGACGATCGGAGAAGATGTTGCCGTCAGTGTCGGCGGAGTAGCCGGGGAAGTTGGGGATCGGAAGTCGAAAACAAATAGACGCGACATCAGCCGCGATGATAGACGTGAAGTTGAACATATCTCCTTTTTAGCGAGTGGAGGTAGTGAGCCCTCGCTGATGGTATTTATTTCGATACGTCTGTAGACCGCCGATAAGGCTAAAAAAAAGGGCCGGGGAGACGTGATGCCTCAACCCGGCCCCCGAGCATCCACCCAAAGGAGTAAATGGTGGAGAGCCGCCAGCCCGCTACAATCCGGGTCGGTCGGCGCTTGTATTTAGTCATGCGGCCTTGTCAGCGAGCACGGCGTCGATCCTCGCCTTGGCGATCGAGAAGATGTCTCGCCCCTTCTCATCCGTTCCGTTTTCCGCGCCGATGAACCGGCGTCCGGTGTTGGCTGCGGCAACGCCCGCCGAACCGCTTCCCATCGTCGGGTCGAGAATCAGCGCGTCGTCGTTGCTGTAGGTGCGGATCAGATATTCGAGCAGCGCGACCGGCTTCGCGAACGGATGGAGCCCCATGGCATCCACGTCTTTGCCGTAGCGCAGGACCGAGCGCGGCCTGTTCGTTTTGCTGATGTAAGTGCTTCCTACCCAATCCTGTCAAGGCTTGGCATTCAAGTGGCTCTGCGGATTCTTCCGTGCTTTGACGAGCTTATCGACGACACCTTGCGGATTGAACACCATCTGTCGTTTCGACGTGACGGCGATCGTCCCCTTGGACATGACCACAATGTCCTCGTGGGCCTGCATGTGACGCACCAACTGATGGCCGGTGGCCTTTGGCTTCTCCCATACGAGGCGTTCCTTGAAGAAGGGCAAACCCGCCGACATGATCGAATGGGTGAAAGCAAGAGAGCAGAAGTTCACAACCACGCCGCGATCGGTGACGATCCGCATCATCTCCGCGATCCACTCCTCCGCGTCGATCTTCGGATCGAACTTATGCTTGGTGGAACCGTAGGGCAGATCGGCCAGCACCAGATCGACGCTCCGGTCAGCCATCTCGCGCATCATCGCCAGACCGTCGCCTTTGATCAGCAGCGGCTTTTTCACGTCATTCGGCGTGGCGATCGTCGTGTCGTTTGCCGCGACGGTAGCGGCGGCCTTGGGCACCCTCCCCGTAAAGATCGCGGGCAGCGTCGGAAGCGCGTTGTCCACATCCTCGACCGGAGCCTTGATCGGCTGCTTCGCGCGCCATTCGTTCTTGGTCGCATGCTGGTGAACGATCTGGGGGTGCGTCTTGGTCAACGTCTGCAAGCGCTGATAGACCGCCGCACAACCGATAGGAGCATCGTCACCGCCGATCGCCTCATGAACCGCGCGGGCGGTCTGCCAATCTCCGGTCAGCGCGCCAACAATCTGCGCATCGGCTGCGCCACGAAAAGTCGGCAACGGTGCCTCGGCGATCGGCACCACCTTGGCGCGAGGCTTGGTGCGGCCCTTCGACGCAATCTTGGTGACGGGGGTGGAGGGCGGCGGCGGCGCATCGTCGCCATTGTCGTTCACGAAGATGCGGGCCAGCGCGTCAAGCTTGGCCTGTGCGGCGTCGGCTCGGGCATTGGCCTGATCGACGCTGGCGGTCAGCGTCTCCGCGAGTTGTGCGAGGATGTCGGCGAGGTTGTTCATGTTCGTAGCTCCGTCTGTATTGACAATCGATGGCCTACGCATTCCAGACGGCGCATAGTTCGGATGGAACTTTGGCTCGATGACAGACGATGAAGAGACCCTGATCGGAGAGTTCGAGGCCGATCGATGGGACCGCGAGGGCTGGAAGCGCGATCGGGACGAATATGTCATTCGCCTGAAAGGACAGCAGGCACAGCTTACGAAACGACGGATCGCCAACTACCAGAATGCTCTCGCTCTCGCGGAGCAGTTCGACAAAGCCTATGAGGCGTTCATCGTCGAGCCGGGGGATAGGATCGGCGGGACGCGCATGGCAGCGCAGTTAGAGGCACAGGGTGTCGAGACAGCACGAGGATTCAAGCCAACCAAAACAGCGGGAAAAGGAAAGGCTTGGGCCGACGCCATCATGACCGAGACGGATGACGCCTTGATCCATGAAGCCGTGCTCGAATGCCGAACTCTGATGACGGCGAGATGTTTGAGCGCGAACTTCGACACCGCACGGCTTGGTGAAATCGAAGCCGAATATGTCGAGATCATCGCCGATGCGCTCGCCCTCGGCCGCCGCCTACGAAACCAGTTGCCGCTCAGTCGCGGCGATCTGCTGATCGAGGCTCGCAGGGAAGCCATAAGCAAAGCCGATGAGCAGCGTCGATGTAAACAGGTCACGATGGCGGCACGCGAACGCTACTGGCGCGATCGACCTGCACCCGTTCGCAAGATATTCGAATGAGATATTGCATCTGCCACGAGACATCGAGCATCATATCTAAATAGGATTGCCCAAGGTTGTCGTGGACTGGATGGCGAGCAGGAAAGATATTGAGCTAAATAGGATAGCGCTGATAAAATCAACGCACTCCAAAAGCAGCAATCTGGCGCTCGGAAGGACCACGACCCTTCCGGGCGCTTTGCTTTTGGAGAACAAACCATGGATTTTGGATATCAAGCGGAGGATGCCGCCGCAGCGTTCGGCATCAAGACGGAACTCGGACTCGGCAGCAGTTTCTCGATCGACCGGGCGAACGCCCCCGCCCCCGCCCTCATCAGCGACGACATCATCTACCGCCGCTTCGTTGAACTCGTCGAGCGTTCCCCGGAGTGGGGCTGGCGTGCGGGCAAGACGCTGGGAATAGAGGCGTTCACCACGCCCGTCGAACGCCCCCTCCCAATGCCCGCCAAAGGCATCACCAGCATCGAGGTGGCGTTCGGAGACCGTGGCCCCCGGAAGGTCGTCCGCGAGCGTCAGGACCGAATAGGGGCGCGTTTCGACGCCACCATTCAGGTCTGCACGGTCGAGAGCCGGGGCGTCTCCAAGCCGGTGTTCAAGGGCCGGGTGGACTTCTATCCCCCTGCCCGCGCCCTCGCCAAGGCACGAGAGCTTACCAAGCCGACCAAGACCAAGACGCCCTTTACCCCGGCGTATGTTGAACTCGTAGAGCAGATCGTCGCAGGGCTCGCCGAGCCGGATGGCCTACTCATCGGCTTCATCCATACCAAGCCGCCCAAGAAGGTGGGGGGCGGCGGCACCTACTATCATGACCGCCAGATCATGCTCGCCAGCGCCAAGGGGCTGGAGGATCACGCACTCGACGAGGCGATCATCATCCTCGCCGACGACACCGCCTTCACGTCCTTCCGCCTCCCCCGGACGGATCGGCGCACATCGAAGGGGAAGGCGCTCACCGGCACACTGATGATGCAGTCACGCGGCGTTGTGCGGGCGGGCTACTACAGCGAGGCGTGGGAAACCGGCATTTTCCAGATGCAGCGCCAGAAGGCGTCCTGATCGAGGTGCCCGACGAAGTGGGCAATCTCCATGCAACTCCTCTTCTATATCTCTTATACAATATAGTTGCATGGAGATTGCCCACTTCGTGGGCCAACTCGACAACACCTCACTTCGCGAGGAAAAACAGGCAGTTAGCGGTCGAAGAGAAAGAACTATGGGCAGTCTGCATGGAGATTGCCCAATGGGCAACTCCCTCGAAGTCACCCCCGTCAGGGGAATGTTGCATCGGAGATTGCCCCCGGTTCCGCCCCGCCCCCACGCGCGCCTGATGAGCGAGCCTTATCGGCCAAGCAGGTGGGGATCGTTCGCGAACGGCGGTTTGCCGTAGGCGGCGCGGAACGCCGTGATCATCTCCGCCTCCACTTCCTCGGGATTACGGTCGGGTGTCTCCCGCCACGCGACGAGGAGTGACGTGGGATCAGATAGCTGGAAGATCAGCCTGCCGCCCCAATGCCCCACGGGTTTGCCCGCGCCGAAGTCAGCGTATCGCCGGAGGCGAGTTCGCAGCGACGTTGCCTTCCCGGTGTAAGCAATTTCGGCACCATGGACCCAGTTCGCCTCCAGCGCCGCCACTGACACGGTGGGATCGCGACCCTTGAACCAGCCGCCGCAACTCGTCTGCGCAAAGCTCGGAGGCACCTCGCCGAACACGACCACATAGACGCCGCCGACAGGCGGAACCGGCACGGCGCGAACCTCGTCGAATGGAATCCAGCCGGTGAAGCCTGCTTCGCGAAGCTCCTCGCGTGTGAAGCCATGGGAAACCGTAGCCATAGCCCGCCTTGCCAGCGCGGTGATCAACATCGGGTAAATACGGGGTGACCCTCACCGTCTCCCGCCTGCTCGACGAACTCTTGGCGCTCGACTTTGGGAGCGTCCGCCCAAACGACGGATCATCAGCGTCGGTGGATCCGGCAAAGCATCACCGACCATCGCCGGGATTGTGCGGCCCCATGCCCGCCAGCGCCGCTCCGACGATCATCATCGCCATCACCTGATCAGCCGACAGGTGCAGCCCTGCTCGCCCCAGACCGGCACTGACCAACGATCCCACGGCCGCTCGGGCAGCAAGATCGTTCCACAGAATGCTGACGGCCTGCCTCAACTTGGCGGCAGCGGTCTTGAACGCGCTTCGCAGGGGATGCTTGATCATCCGATATTTAGCCGCCTCTGCCGCTCATGTTAGCGATAGGGGGCAGCAAGCGTGATCTACGCTCGGCGTCGTCCCGACGCTTGCACAGCCCCCTCTGTGCCCCGTGCCGGGGCGGCACAATGCTCAACGTGGATGTGCCAATGACCTGCACGCTGCGAACATGATCTAAACGGGCCGTCGCTCCGGCCGTCCGACAGCCCCTGCGTTCCCTGCCGGAGCGGCAACCCCAGCTATCGATCCGGTGCTGCTAAATATGGGATGAGCACCATCCCCGGCACCAACGTCGCCGCTCCCCTTGCCCCGTTCACCACCGCTGACACCTACCCCACCCATCAGGCCGCGTTCGGCAAGGGCGGCTGGCGCAGCGCAGCGACGATCGCTGAACGAAACGCGATTCCTGCCGACCGCCTCGAAGATGGCTGCGTCGTCTATGTGCAGGCCGATGGCTCGACGTGGCAACGTCGGGGCGCAGGGTGGGAAGCATTCTCCGGTGGAAGCTCGGGCGGCGCTTCCTCGCCACTCGTGCGGAGCGTCACCGAGTTCGGCGCTGTCGGTGATGGTGTCAGCGACGACACCCAAGCCTTCATCGATGCTGCGGAAGCGGTTCGCGCCCACGGTGGTGGAACGATCTTCGTCCCGTTTCCGCCAGTCAGATACCGGATCGCAGGTGAGACCTTCTCCTACGGCGACTTCACATATCACGACGGTTCAACCACCCCGTTCCGGCGCGGCATCATCCCGATCTATTCCAACACCAGTTGGATCGGCGAGGGCTTGGCCCCCATCCAGATGTCAGGCGGTCGAACCGAACCCGGCGGCCTCTTCTACCATAAGTTCTGGGAAGCCACGGGGCCGCTGACGAATGTCCGTTTCTCGGGCCTCGATCTGGATGGCAACCTCGAAAATCAGATCATCACGCCCTACCCGGCCAATGTCCCGGACAACAACGTCTGGCAGCACGGTCATGCCATCACGGTCGGGACGGCAGCGCTTGGCACAACCAACATCGAAGTCGATCACTGCCGCATCCACGGATGGAGAGGCAATGGCGTCTCCGTGTTCTCTCCCGAGGGGCCTGATCCACAATACCCCACCCGCAGCGTCAAAATCCATCACAACGAGTTCTTCAACCTGTTTGGCATCGGATGCGGTGCCACGGGGATTGACTATGACATCTACTCCAACTGGTTCCACGGCGACGGTTATTGGATCGCAGCGATCGATGTAGAGACCGGACTGGCCTCGACATACAACTCGCGGGGCCGCATCCGCCACAACCTCTTCGATTTCAGTGACGGCCTCTCCCCCACCGAGCGCACGCCCGGTCTGCCGAGCGATTCAGCGGAAGCACAGAGCTATCGCCGTCACCTGCGTCGCGCGGTCTCCTTTGGACAATATTACTCGGGCTACCCGGATCGGGTCTACAATGGCCGCAAAGAGGATCATATCGTCTCGGATAACGTCATCCTTCAGGGCACCATGGACAACGGTCGCCTGAACGCGATCACGGTCAGGAATAACACCTTCCGCAACTTCTACGAAGATTTGTCCTACGTTGACGTAGACGGGAAGACTCAGCAGCAGCCATACGCGCCCACGACCGTCATTGGCATGAACGCCTACGGCACAACTGGCCTCGGCGACATCATCGTCGCCGACAATATCATCCACAGCGATCTGGATGGATACGGGATCATCCTGTCCTTTTTCGAGAACTGTCATGTCGCAGGCAATAAAGTCTACGAAACTCGCTGGTCGGGCATTCGTCTCGAAGCGTCATCGGGAGTCATCTCTGACAATCTCCTTCAGGACTGTGGCGCGTATGACGCCAGTTCCGAGAGCGGGAACGCTCCATTTGTCACCTATGGCGGACAGACCAAGCCGACCATCATCTCGCGCAACATCATTATCGATGCGCGCTCAACATCGCTCACCCGCTATGGGTTCTATCTCAATACTGGCGTCTCCTCCGTCACCGTCGCGGATAGTAATATCGTGGCGGGTGCGACACTGGGGATTATCGAAGACGTGAACAACGCGGTTGTCTCGATCGGCAACAGCGATGGGACATACGCAAATCGCAAGTATGCGGTCAATGTGCCCATCTCGACCACCGGCCTAACTTCTACGGGCTCGATTTCGACGGCGACCGATCTCAACGCCAAACAGTTGATTTTGAATGGCACCACGGGGGATAAGCGTCAGGTCATCTTTGAGACGGACGGGCACCTCTATTACACGATGGCGCTCGGCGATAACGGAGACTTCGCGCTCAACCTGTTCGATCCCGCGACCGGCCTTACCAAGGAGAACGCTTTCGCGATCAAGCAGGACGGGACGGTGCTGCTCGCGGGTGGCACCATGCAGTTGTCACCCACGAGCGCGCCGATGTTGCTCGATCTCCCGACCTTCGCCGACAATGACAGCGCCAAGGCGGGTGGGCTCGCCAGTGGTCAAATCTACTACACCGCGACCGGAGCCCTGATGGTTGTGTTCTGACCCGTCACAAGCGACGGCGTAACATCAGCACGACAACGACGATGAGCAGGATGATCAGCAGACCACCGCTGGGATAGTAGCCCCAATCCGCGCTGTAGGGCCATGTCGGCAGACCGCCGATTAGCGCGAGGATGAGGACGATGATCAGGATCGTGAACAGCATTCAACCCTCTCCATGTTAGGACGAGTTGAACCGATAACGCGCCGAAACGATCCGCCGCCGCGTCGCCTTCGCCGATCCGCTAAATATCGGATGATCGCCCGCAGTTTTGACGCCAACCGTATCGCCGCCCTCGCCGCCGCTCCTGACGCCCTGCCGTGGGTGAGCAATGGTGTGGTGCTCGACTGGTCAGCGATCCTCGGTCAGGCCGATCACAACATCCTCGTCCGAGACGACGAAACCGACGCCCATGCCCTCTTTCAGTATCGTGCGCCGAGATTCTGGGAAGGACACATCATCTGCCCACCATCGGTGCGGGGAAAACTCGCTGTCAGCGCCGCCGTGGGGCTGCTGGCGTGGTTCGATGACGCCATAGCGGAACCGCTGTTCGCCAAGTGCCACGTCGAAAATCGGCGCGTTTTCCACTTCATGCCGCACATCGGCTTCCGCTACGTCGAGACGCGGGACGGGCAAGCGTATTTTCGTCGCTGGAACTTACTTTGTGAAATGAGCAAGTAGCAGGAACGGCGTAGCCGCCGACGAGATGCCTTTATATAACCCCAGCATATAACTTGCAGCTTCGTTATAGCCTCTTACTGTGTCAATCCGCTCCTTAACCGCTTTGATGATGCCCATCAGACCTCGCAAAGCAGCTTCCGCGTCAGGATTGCCGTCGTTCTCGAACCGACGATTTGCCGCTTCGTATAGGAAAATCAACTCGCGAAACGCCGTCAATGTGTAGCCAGCACCCATCCATCCGATATACTGCAGTTGGAAGCGGAAGGCGTGAAGCCCGTCCACTATCGCCTGACGCACGAATGGCGGCGAGATTTCGGATTCTGCCAGTTCAGAAAGGTAGCTATCTATTAAGCCGATGATTTCTTCGATCTCTTCACTACTTAACTTCGGATAACAAACTCTTCTACGCACGGTATCCTGTAGAAATCCGAGGTTCTTTCCGTTCTCCTTCATTCGATTAAGACCGTTCCGGTGGCTGTTCCAACTCTTTGCTAATGAGTTCGAAGCGAAGCCGAGCTTGAATTCTCGCAGATTCTCCACGGCCTCGATCTTTGTGCCGACTTCAAGCTGCGATTCCAGCACAATCTTTCCAACCAAATCCGCTCGTTCGAATATGCAGGCGATGATTTTCACAAACTCGGTTGACCAAGGCTCCACGCCGAACTGCTCTGCGAGCAGCCGCTCTCCCGGCTGGGTAGATGATAGCATCAACTTTTTTGCTATATCAGATAGTTCGCACGCGGGATCAGTGAGCGTAGCCATGCCCGATCACTTTCAGCATTACGCCGCCGTCGCGTCAAGAAGCCGCCTCGCGCCCCGTCCCGCTAAATATCGACATGTCAGACATCACCGACACGCCCCCGGAGACACCCGCACCCAAGCGCAACAAAGGCTGGTTCACCCCCGGTGATCCGCGCCGATCCACCGGCAGCAATCCCCGGCGAACCAAGGACGGCAAGAGCCTCACCAAGATTGCCCGCGAATATACCGAGGAGGCGTTCAACCACATCCTCAACACGATGCGGGACGAGACGGCACCGAAGAAGGTGAGGCTCGACGCCGCGTCCCTCGTGCTGACACGCGGATGGGGCCTCGCCAACCAGCAGATCACCATCGATGGTCAGGTGAGCCACAACCATGCACCCCAAATCGACCCCGCGATGCTGAGCTTCGAAGCCCGCGAGCAAATCCTTGCCGCCTTCAACAACGCGATCACCGTTCAGCCCATTGAGCCCACCCTGATCGAGGCCCACCCGATCAACAAAGGAGAGAATGAATCCGATTGAGTTCAGCCAAGCCGACTTCCTCGCCGTCGCCCGCCACCATTACCAGCACAGCTTCAAGGCGTTCGTCCGTGACGCTTGGCACATCCACCACCCGAACACGCCATTCTTGGACAACTGGCACATCGGCGCGATCTGCGAGCATCTGGAGGCCCAGACCAATGGTGAGATTCAGCGCCTCATCATCAACGTGCCGCCCGGTCACGGGAAATCACTGCTAACCGGCGTCTACTGGTCATGCTGGGAATGGCTGATCAACTCTTCGATCCAAGTCGTCGCCATGGCGGCAAACGAAGCCTTGTCGATCCGCGATAACCAGCGCGCCCGTTGGCTGATCGACTCCCCATGGTATCAGCAGTTCAACCCTATCAAGCTGAAAGCCGACGCCAACAGCGCGGGCAAATACTACAACGAGGATATGGGCTTCCGGTGGGCGGTGCCGTTCACCTCGGTGACGGGCTTCCGTGCCGACCGCGTGATCATCGACGACGCAATCTCGGCCTCCAACGCTGCCAGTGACGCCGAGCGCACCAAGGTCAATGAGACCTTCTGGACCAACGTCGTCACTCGACTGAACGATCCGCGCCGCAGCACCTTTACCGTCATCCAGCAGCGCCTGCACGAAGATGATCTGGTGGGGTCGATCCTCGCCAATGAGCCGGATCGTTGGGAGACGCTGATCCTCCCGGCCGAAAAGACACCCGGTCACTATGTGACCAAGATCGGGTGGAGCGATCCGCGCCGGGAAGGTGAACTCCTTTTCCCCGAGTATTTCACCCCTGATGTCATAGACGGTTATCGCAAGCGCCCCTACGATTGGGCGAGCCAACATCAGCAAGACCCGGTGCCGACCAAGGATGGCATCTTCCGAAAGGAATGGTTCGAAGATGCCCTCTATGATCACGCCGACCTTCCCGCTGATCTAATCTACTACATGGCAAGTGATCATGCCGTGGAGGATGCCGCGAAGAATGACTACAACGTCTGTCTGGTGTTCGGTCTCGACCATCGCAAGAACATCTATGTCGTCGATCATTTCCGGGATCAGTGCCTTCTCCGTGATGCCATGGGGATCACCACCGACAAGGATGGAAAGCTCAAGGTAGCGGATCGTGGCGCACTCGCTCTCGCCCGCAAATACAAGCCGATGCGGTGGTTCGCTGAATCGGATAACAACTTCAAATCGATCAAGAGCGTGGTTGAGGATGCCAAGCGCGCCACCGGGACACACGCGCCGATCGAGCTTGTCAGTCCCCATGGACGCAACAAGATCGTCAAGGCATCGGCGCTGCAATCCTATGCCAGCCTTGGGAAGGTGCATTTCGAGCGTGGCTCACGCATCTACACCGAGGCATTGAACGAACTCGTGCGCTTTCCGGTCAGCGCCCACGATGACATCGTGGACGCTCTCGCGATCTTCTGCCGCGTCATGGACGAAGCGCATCCTGCAATCGTGACGCCCGCGACGATCAAGGGTGACGTCAGAGACGGTTATCGGCAACGGTCGAAGCTGAAGGCGGATAGACAGGTCGGCATGTATTAAGGTTTTACGCTGATGTTGTCGGGCGGCAGCATCATTTGATCGGAAGGCAGGCGCGTGGGAAATCAGGTTTTTGCAGCACTGATCGTGATCGCCGCGCTGTCCGCCTGCAAAGCATCTGACCGATCCATGCTCAACACCGCCGCCGCAGCCTGCGGGATACGTGATCTGAAAGTCGAGCCCGACCCTAACACTCCTCGTCGCTACCTTGCCAACCTGCCGTTTGTCACGGGAGGATTTGGAGGGCTTTCGGCCAAGCGCGAAAGCGAACGGCAGCGAACAAACAGCCGGATCGACTGCTTAAACTCTCGATTATCCGGTAGCGGCATCAGCGTCGTCTCCGCGTTCCCGGCAATCTCGTATTAGCCCGCTGATCCCCGGATTTGTGGCACATCATCCGGCACAGTAGCGCTTCACGCTCGCCTCGCTGACCCCGAAGTGCGCCGCCGTCACGGCGATCGACGCTCCATGAGCCGTTCTCCACGCCTTCACCTCGACCGGGCTGGCCGCATGAGGGCGGCCGTGGAGACGATCCTTTCCACGATGAGTCTTACCGTTGGTGGCGAACGCCTCCCGCGCGGCATGACGGCCAAGCGCCGTCCGTTCGGCGATCCTCTCCCGCTCCATCTTGGCAACGTGGGCGAGGACGGCGACGATAAGCTCGCCAACGCCCTTCCCTACGACGCCGAGCCCAAGGATGTCCACGGCGACGCCCTTGGCGATCAGCTTGGCGACGGTCGCCTGAACGTCCATGGCATCGCGCCCCAGACGGTCCAGAGCGCTCACACAGAGCGTGTCGCCATCCCGGAGGTAATCGAGCGCCTTGGCGAATCCCGGCCTCTCTGCGGCCATTACAGCGCCGCTGACGCCCTCATCGATGAACTCGCGGTCGAAGGCACCACCAAGCGCATGACGCTGTGCCTCGATGCTCTGCGTCCGTGTGCTGACACGATAATAGGCGATGCGGCTCATACCGTTCTCCGTCGCGGTGGACCAGAATATAGGCAACGATGTGCGCCACGCTCACAACACCGTCAAGCCATATAATGCACCACTCTGAAGAACAGTCTCGGTGATGGCGCAGAAATAACAAATAGTGATCCATAGAAGGCGTTGACAAGAGCACCGTCTGGAGCGAATCATCTCCAACATACGATGACAAAACCGTCATCGCGAACGATCATCCGAGCGTCTGGTCAAGCATAGGCAGACGCTCAACGCCACACCTTGATGCCACCATGAGGAAAAGGATGGGCAGGCACCGCCACCCCAGCACCCCTGCGGCGATCCGTAGGGAAACGCAATCAGGGGTCGGGAGAGTTTTTACAAACTTTTACCTACCATTATCGAGAGCCTTCAGCGCATCGTGCATCATATCGAGCGCCATAACCTTCCTTCTATAAACGGCAGCGACAGCACCAATGTCGGTATATAGACGCTCTTCGGATATCCCAAGCACTTCAAGAGCAGAAAGAACGGCCTGCTTCTTTTGACTTGGTATGTGGAAAGTGTCCATATTGTAATCAGTATTGTCAATCTCCGACCAATCCTTTGGGTGAACACTCATGTAGCTATCCTGCGCCATTGATCGGGCGTTCATCGATGAAGCATTGATGAGAACAGCGCTGATCTCCTCAGACAGAAACGGATCGCGCTCTACTTTCCTTTCGTCTTCGTCAAAAAAGGAACGATCTATAGCAATGATCTGCCCATCTACCGCTTCTGACGTCGGACCTGCGCATCCGAAGAATAGCGCAATGAGGGGATTAGATGTCCAGTCGAGGAGATTCGTTGGGATGCCATGATGCTGCGCCAGAACAAGCCGCTCAAGTTTACTGCTCGGTCTCGGGTGCGCAAACCGAGCCGCCATATCCTTCCACATTTCCAGATGAAATGCCGAAGTCACCCCATGCGCGCCCGGTCGATAGCCTGACGGGATGATGTCCCACCGACTATCCGCGTGCCCTCGAAACATCGTCATTTCTGCGTTCAAGCTGGCGAGCCACTCGACGTAGGTAGTTATAAATTCAAATCCAACATCCGTCATACATCCCTCTCCTGCCCAGAACAGCCGCTCCTTCAAATAAATACCGTCATGAATCCGCATGACGATCTCAACGACGATCAGCCCACCGTCAAGCTACCCGACATCGCTGCCCTCAAGCGCAAGTTCCGCGAAGCCATCGATGCCACGGAATACGGCCGCAACCTCTCGGCGCTCGATCGTGGCTATTTCGACGGCAACCGAGCCCTGTCAGAGGGCTGGAAGGCGATGCTCGATGCCCACAAGCTGATCAGTCCGAACATCAACATCGTCCAGCGGATCGTCACCGGCGAAATCGGTGTGGTCCTCCAACACCCCACTGATCCGCAATGCTGGCCCCGCACCCCCGCCGCACAAGGTGCCGCTGACATCGCGACCAAGGCGCTCCGTTACGCCGCTGACACGGCCAAGCTCAACAAGATCAAGGCGGAGGCGCTCGAAAACTACTTCATCGAAGGCTATGCGGCAGTCCAGATCGGCGTCGGGACTGACCGCCAGTCCATCACGATCGACAAAATCCACCCCAACGAGTTCTTCTACGATCCCCACAGCCGCGAGTATGATTTCCGCGATGCCCGCTACATAGGCGTCGCGCAGTGGCGGAACGTCGAGGACATCTTCCTCGATTTCCCCGGCGCCGAACAGTTTGGCGACATTCAACCCGGCGATCTGCTCGGCGGTGACTCCCGCACGATGCGGGACGCGCCCGAGGTGTGGATCGACCAGAAGAACCGCCGTGTGCTCGTGGTGGATATGTATTATCTCGAACGCGGCCAGTGGCAGAACATCTGCTTCTGCCATGCAGGCGTGCTCGATTTCGGCCCCTCCCCCTACCACGACGATCACGGGCTGAGCATCTGCCCCATCATCCCCGTCTCCTGCTTCGTCTGTCAGGAAACCGAGGATGATCAACTCGCCTACGCCCGCTATGGCGTGGTGCGCGCGATGATCGGCCCGCAGGACGAGTATAACGCCCACCGCGCAGCTATGATCAAGGCAAGCGTGAACAGTCGGGTTCAGCAGACCGACCCTAACGCTCCCCCGGTGTCATCGGACATCGTGCGTGAGGAAGCTCGCCGCTCCGATGGCGTGCTCCCGCAGGGCTGGCAGATGGTCCGCACCAACGACTTTGCCGAGCAGGGTCAGCTCCTCCAACTCGCCCGCGCGGAGATTGACCGCATGGGGCCGACACCGGCTGTCCTTGGCCGTAATCTCGGCGATGAGACATCCGGTCGCTCGCGGCTCGTTCAACAACAAGCAGGGCTGACAGAAAGCGGCCCCATGCTCGACCGGATCGAGGATTGGGTGGAGGAGATATACCGCACCATCTGGTTCGTCATCCGCGAGTTCTGGACCGACCAGATGTATGTGCAGGTGTCGGGCAACGCCCGTGCGCCCGAGTTCCTGCTGATCAACTCGCCCGTGGTCGAGATGCGCAATATGCCCCTCACCGGCCCTGACGGTCAGCCAGTGATCGACCCATCCACAGGCCATCCCCAGATGCGTCCACAGGCCGTCACCGTGGGAGTGGAGAATGAGCTTGCCACCATGGACATGAACATCATCGTGTCGAGCGTCGCCAGCAACGTCACGCTGGAGCATGAAATGCGCGCGCAGTTGCTCGACCTGATCGGCCGTGGCGTGCCGGTGGGATCACCGGAGTTCATGCTGGCGCTGAAAATCTTCCCTCTGCCGAACAAGACCGACATTGAGGAAGCCGTCGCGGCGTTCATGGCGCAGCAGCAACAGGCACAGGCCGCGCAGACGCAGGCGCAGCAGCAGGCCGCGATGATGGCGGCACAGCTTGACGCACAGGAGAAGCAGGCGAAGGCGGCGAACCTTGCAGCATCGGCCCAGAAGCATTCAGCGGAAGCCCAGCGCACCGCCATCGAGGCCGATCAGATGGCACGTGCTGGCGGACTGGAGGACATCCTACGGCAGTATGGGTTCACGCGGCCTTGAGTGGATGATCAAGATACCGTCTTCAAAATCTTATCGGTTCCGTCTATAAGATCGTGAACTTGAGCTTCATTCGGCTCCTTCTTCTTACTGTGATCGCATATGTTGCGGATATCAGCGAGCATCGATATATGACGCCACTGCGGTATCTCGATGGCGCCTGCGGCCTTTAGAGCCTCGTTGAAGTCGCCGATGCTGGCGTTTTTATTGGCTATCTTCAAAGCATGGTCATCGCAGACCCGACCGAGATGTTTCTCTAAAACGACGCCTGCAACGGCCCCAGCGGCCCGAAGGAATCCATTCTTTAGAAGCTCACGGGCCGACGCAATCTCCGAGTCAAACAAATCCGCCTGAACAAGCTGCCGCATCTCAAACAAAGAAGACTTGAACCTCGCTTCAGCGGAGGCAAGAATCGCGGTTTGGATTTGCATCTTTGGGATTGCAGCGCTCACACCTGTTTTTACAACATCGCCGAGCGTAGTCTGCAACCCTATCAGATAATCTTCTATGACATAAGTCGCGTGATCAACCGTCCGTCGCGCTTTTGCCCTTTCATACTGACGCTTGAAATCATCAAGCCTGTCGGGCAGAATCTGTCTTATTACGGCGGCAGCTTCAGAATACCATGCTTCATAGGCGTGGTTGAAATGAGGAAGCGAACGCTCAATCTCTTTGATCTCTGCATCATCGGCGGGTTGGAGCGCCTGTCGCATTGCAGCTACGCCCGCTGTTTCCTTGATCATTGCGGCAGTCAGCAACATGCCACGGTGGCGTAGATCGGTTAATTCCTTTTTAAACCGCTCGATATTGATCGCCACTCAAATCTCTCCATCCCGTATGTGATCATAGATACAATACTAACTTCTCTGCTCAAGCTAAATAATCACACAGGCGGTCGCCGCGCCAAGCGGGCGTCGTGTTGGTCAGACACGCGAAACACTGACGGTTTCAGCCGATCCTCCACAAGATCGGCCGGGTCGCCGACGTTCGGGCGTTAGCAGGCATCCGCGAAGAGATGCGTGAGGAGAGAGATGGGTATTGTAGGTTCGCTGTTCGGCAATGACGAGGCTTCCGAGGAAGTCGAAGGCGAGGTGATCGAGCAGGAAGAGGCGCAGACCGCCGATCCTGTGGAGGAGGCCGAAGAGGCCGAACCCGGTCACGGTGTCGAACCACAGGATGAGCCGGAAGCCGAACAGGCAACCGACGAAACTCCGACGACATCCCGCCAGATGGCCCCAGTTGGGGCGGTGAAGGCGGAGCGTCAGAAGCGACAGGAGGCCGAGCGCAAGGCGGCGGAATATCAGGCAGAGCTTGAAAAAATCCGTGCCGCGCAGCGTCAGCCCGACCAATACAACGACGATCCTTACTTCAACGAGTTCCGCGAGAAGGTCCGTGCAGAGATGTTCGAAGAACGTCTCTTGGACTCGGATGAGCGCGCGCGTGAGAAATACGGCCCCGAGACCGTCGCCGAAGCCGCCGAGTGGGCCAAGTCCCGCATGGCTGTCGATCCGACGCTCAAGGCCAGCTTCCTCGCCTCGCGCAAGCCCATCGAGATGCTCGTTGAACAGTTCCAACGGGACCAGAAGGTCAGTGCTCTGCTGACGGATGAGGAAGCCTACATCCGCCGCCGCGCCGCTGAACTTGGTCTCTTCGCTAACGCTGATCACGGTGCCGCAAGCGAGGCTGTCGAACCGATCGACGAGCCTGCGCCCGCCCCCGTGTCGAACAAACCCGTGAGCAAGCCGGTCCCCCGGCGCTCATTGGCTGGCGGTCAGTCGCACGGACGCGCCACCGATGTTCCTTCCGGCCGCTTGAGTGCCGTGAGTTCGCTCTTTCGCTGAAACAACATAAGGAATAAATGTCGTTCACCAAGACCAATAACTACCTCGCCATTACGAAGTGGCAGAAGCAGTTCCTTTTCGACTACGTGGCCGGTTCCGGCTACAAGAAGTATATGGGGCCTGACTCGTCCAACATCATCCGCGTCGTGGATGAGTTGAAGAACGGCGGCGAGACCGTCGTCACCCCGCTCGCGGCACAGCTTCGCGGTTCGGGCGTCTCGGGTGGCACCACGCTCGTCGGCAACGAGGAGTCGATGGGCGAATATGCCGATCGTCTCACCGTCACCTACTTCCGCCATGCCGTCGCCTTCGGCAAGGATCAGACCTTCCGCACTGACCTCGACCTGATGAACGCGGGCCGCAAGCGCCTGAAGGACTGGTCGGCCAAGAAGCTCAAGCTCGACATCACCACTGCATATCAGTCAATCCCCGTGAAAAGCGTCGCGGACGCTGACGGCAACACCGTGGATGTGGGCGTGAACTATGCCTCCGCGACGGACGATCAGAAGAACGCCTATCTGGCGGCGAACACCGACCGCATCATGGTGGGCAACTCGTCGGCGGCGTCGAAAGCGAGCGCGTCGGGCAGTTGGGCCAACACGCTGAAGGCGATGACCGCTGCCAATGACAAGATCACGGCGGCGACGCTCCACAACGCGCGTGAAATGGCGCTCCAGACGGGCTTGAACTCGTCCTTCGGCGTCAATCCCTATCAGGTCGATGATGACTCGGGTGAGGCGGTGTTCATCTACTTCTGCGGTCCCGAGCAGTTCCGCGATTTGAAATCCGACCCGGAAATCCAGCTTAACTACCGCCATGCGGCCGAGCTTGGCTTCTCCAAGTCGCCCCTGTTCCAGTCGGGCGATCTGTGGCTCGACGGCATTCTGATCCGTCGCATCGATGCGATCGGCCTCGTCGGTAACGTCGGCGGGTCGAATGCTCCCGTGGCGCGCGGCTTCCTGTGCGGGCAGTCGTCGGTGACGGTCGCCTACGGCCAAGACCCCACCCCGATCACCGATGTCACCGACTTCGGCTTCCGCAAGGGCGTGGGCATCGAGGAAATCCGTGGTGTGAAGAAGACTTCGTTCAACGGCGTCAACTACGGCGTCGTGGACGTGCTCACCACCACCACGCCTGCCACCTTCTGACACTGACACTCTCGTCGAGGGCTCGGATGGCACCCGCCGTCCGGGCCTTTGTCATAAATATCGGATGCCGACCTTCCGCACCGTCATTGATTCCGCGCTCCGCCGTATCGGCGTCCTCGGCGCAGGCCAGACCGCCACTCCCGACGATTATGCCGACGCTCTCCTGACGCTACAGGGCCTGTTCCGCTCCCTGATCACCACCGGGGCGTTTGGGCGGCTGCGCGATGTGACCCCCCAGCATAGCTACACGGCGGGCGAGAATGAGCGCATCTACCGGCGCGGCGACGATCCCACGCAGACCATAAGCCTGCCCGACATGGTGCCGGATCGCTTGACCGGCTGGTCCGACTACGGCCGACACAGCTTCACCCACACAAGGACGCGCCCTATCCGGGATGGCGCGGTGGTGACGATCAGCGACCGGATTACCGGCAAAACCGAGGACTTCATCCACGACGGCCAGCGCAAGGTCTGGTTCTCGCTCGATGACATGGCGGTGAGCTATGACCCGAACGATGCACGGACACTCGCCAACCTCAACGCTGCCCTCGACGCCGAATGCCCGCTGTCCATGCGCGATGTCAACGGGCTCGCCTCCACCCTCGCCATCAGCCTGTCAGCCGACTACGGGTCCAGCGTTCCCGAGAGCGTCACTGAAGCGTCACGGTTGTTCCTGATCGGTCTGACGCACAACTACTCTACGCCCGATAGGTGAAGGAGATGGGAGCCCCTCCGAATAGAGGCTCCTCCGCCCTCGGCGCCCAATGAACTGGCTCAAACGAAGCACGGCGGTCCACAGAGCCTATGCCAGTCCCGGATTAACTCGCCCCCTTCGTGAGGCTGGCGGCTCGATAAAACACGTCATCGATGTAACCGTTATTTGCGCTGGCGTAGCAAGGATTCCACCGCTCCTGAGTTATACGAAACTTGTCACCATTCTTGTGGACATACCACACGCCTATGGCGAAATCTGGATCGTTCTCTGCATCGTCGGTTGAGATGAGCCAATTACCCGGCTCCTTCTCCCACGCGGAATAGGCGAGGCTACCATCAAAGTTGTGTGACGCATCCTTGACGTCCGCGAGCTTGCCACCAAAAACACAGGCCGTCGCACCACTACCCTTCGCTGGGTTTAGGTTTGCGGTCGTGTAAAATGCCACTCCTGTATCACCTTGTCCTATGACCGTGTAGCCGATCAATGAACCACCTTTGTCCGACTGATAGTAAACATCACATTTTTTTAGCTTCGCACCGGCATCTATGTTCTGCTCGCAAAGCCCAAGTCCATATCTTGCGATATCATTGTCAGCCATCTTGATGTCCGCGTTGGATGGCAAATCGGCGACCTTAAACCCGCTTACGCGGTTCACCACAAAAATGTGTCCATCTTGACTCTTTATCGTCTCCGGGCCGCTGGCTTGCGGAGCTTGTGTGGCAGCGGCCCCTTGCGTTCTTTCGTTCGACTTCGAGCAGCTTACACATACAGCAAGCAAAGCGATAACGGCAGCCTTCCGAACCATAAATCCCCCATCGATTTCAGTGGCGCATAAACCAGTTAGGATAGAGATAAGTCAAGGCAGACCACTCACATGCCTCCACGTAGTGCGAACACCCGCTGCTGATAAATACCAGCATGGCTACCTTCCTCGACAAGTCCTCCAACGCGCGCCCGGTTTTCCTCGTTGATGCCACCGGCAACATCCTTTCCAGCATCGGCGGCGGCTCCGGCTCGATCACCCCGGCAACCGTCGTGTGCGGTCAGGTCAAGATCACCACCACCGGCACGGCGGTCCAGCTTCCCGCCAACCCGCTCGTCAACGGCGTCGTAGTGAAGCTCGATCCGTCCGCCTCCGGCGCCTGCACTATCGGCACAGCCGGTGTGACGGCGACCATGGATGGAACCGGCAATGGTTACATCCTCGCTCCCGGTGAGGCGGCGAGCTTCGCCGTCAGCGACACGAGCGCGGTTTGGGTCAACGGCTCGGCGGGCTCCATCTTCTCGTTCGAGGGCAACTGACGTGACCGCTCCCTCCATTCCGGGCGGCCCCGACGCAAAGGCGCGCGCGGACGCGGCGCTCGCTCTCACCAAGGTCGAGGCGATCGGAGAAGACAGCGGTCTTGGCGCGATCGTCAACCTGACCGACTTCAGAGCACAGCCCGCAGGCGGTTCAGGCATCTTCCTCATCGTGCCCGTCAGCGAGGGTGATCCGACCGTCAGCCTCTCGCAGTCCGCACAGGTGGTGCTCCCGCTCGACAAGCCCGCTGCCGGAGTGGGCCTGTGGATCAAGAGCACAGTGTCAGGCTACGCCATCACGCTCGGGCTCACCAACGCGCCGCTGCCCCCGCCGAATACGCCCGACATCCCGCTCGATCTGTCGGGCTCCGGCACCGTCTATGGTGCTCCGGGCTCGATCTTCCCCTTGGGCATCTACCTTGGGCCGGTCGCAGCGGACACACAGTTCACCATTGATGTGCCCGATGGCCTCCCGGTCAAAATCCAGACCTCGGAAAGCATTGTCACCCCGCTTTCGACGACGTGGACCACCGGATCGAGCGGTGCCCCTTATGCGCCGGTCGGCGACGCCTTCCCCGCCACAACGGTGTTGAACAAGGCCGGTGACGGCACTTGGGGCTATGCCAACGGTCGCGTCGTTGCGAACCATGGCACCTACCTCAAGACCGATGCGCTTGGGCTGGATTTCCCGACGGACTCGGACGATGCGCTGACACAGATTCCGCCGTCGATCCGCGTCGGCTTCAAGGGCATCGTGCCCCCAGACACGATCAGCGGCACGTTCGTCAGCCTCGCCGACTATGGTGTCGGCAACTTTACGCTCGCTCCTGATTGGACGGGAACTCTGATCGTCTCGCTTGGCCGTCAGGGTGCCAGCGACATGGATTATCGTGGCCCCGCCATGACGCTCGACTATGGCAACGAGCATTTCTACGAAGCCGAGTGGATCAACGATGCCAGCGGCGGCGGCGGCAACCTCTATTTTTACATCGATGGCGTGCTTCAGGGTGCTGCCGTTCCGACCGAAATCAAGCCGCGCATCACGCCTGCCATGGGCCTCCAGTGCAACGCCTCGTCCGACAACACCTCGAATGGCATCGATAATCTTGCCGTCACCGCCTTGAGCGTCGGGTTCGGCCAACCCGGCACCGTCTACAGCTATGCCGATGTCAGTGACGGCCCGATCAGCGCGGCCGACCTCCAGAAGCTCGTCGTGGATGCCACCACCATCACCACCGCACAGGATACCAAGACGATCACCTACACCGAGGTGGGCGAGACGGAGGGCTATACCCTGTCCGTGGTCGTCGGCGAGATGGATGTGCCTGCCGGTCAGGCTTACAAGGCGGTGCTGGAGGATTGGTCCACCGGCACGGGCGTCGCCCACCCCAACGAGTTGGTGATGACCAAGGTGGCAGCGCAGAATTGCCGTTTCGAGGACACCGGCCTGTTCAGTTCACAGGCCGCGTGGACGGAGGTGCTCCCGCAGGGGCCGGTGCCGACCATCAACGGCATCAACTATTATTGCGAAGGCATCCGCATCGGCAACTACGCCCAGCTTCAGTTCGGCTACGACTGGTCCACCGACACTATGCCGAACGCGCCTTTCGGCAACCCGCAGGGCAAAGAGACCTACATGGTGCCGCACAAGTGGCTCATCTACGACAAGGATGGCACGCTGATCGGCCGGGTCGAGAAGCCGAATGGCGAGCCGATGAACGCGCCCTCGACCAAGCCGGTGTGGGAGGGTCAGTATGACGGGCGCAATGTCGCGATGATCACCGCTGACAACCCGCATTACCCGCACGGCACCGTCCGCTCCGGCATCATCTGGCGGTCGCACGATCCAGCCGAATATACGCAGCGGCAGATTTGGAACACGGTGCCCACCTACGACTTCCGCGTGCCCTTCGCTTCGCAGAACGGCTTTGCCGTCAACGGCGGCGATCTGCGCATCTATGCGGGCAGCGTCGGGAGCGACGGCCAGTCCAACGGCTTCGCCAACTATCGCTGGATGTCATGGGAGCCGACCACCTATCAGGACATTCAGAATCAAGCGGCGGCGTCCAAGAATCCGTGGAAGGTCGGCTTGGGCAACATCCCCTACTCGATGCCGCCCAACGCTGGCGTCTGGCTGAAATATACGCCGTGGAACAGCATGGGCCGCTCGCCCATCACCGCTCCGGGGGGCACCCGTGACGATCGCCAGATCATGCCGGAGCCGGTTGCCCGCTATGCGCTTGATGTCACCAGCACCCGCCCGCATGACGCACGGCCCGACAAGCAGATCGCCCTCGATTATCTCACGGGCTACGTCTCGGATGCCTGCCACCCGGTCGAGAATGGCCGCTTCACGCCGTTGTTCAAGGGTAATCCGCGCCGCAACATCACCATGCGCAACCACTATTATGGTCCGGGTGAGCAATCGACGCCGGAGGCGCAGGCTTATTATGTGCAGGGTGGGCGTGTCAGCGAGATTGCCGCCAACGTGAACCCGCTGCGCGTCAATGTGCCGGGTGGGGGTGCGGTTGCGACCAAGCCTTACTTCGGCACCTATGAAACCGACGAGAGCCATGCCCACCAATATCCCCATTGGGGTTCGCTGATGTGGCAGACGCCCGAGTTCGCTATGCTCGGGCACAAGCATTGGGATCAGGTGCGGCTCTATTTCAACCAGATCATTGCGAGCCAATATGATCCGTCAGCGGTCGCCGAGCGCGGTCCTGCATGGAAGTTCTTCCATGCCGCCATCGCTTGGAAAACAGCGTCGGCCAACTCCACGCGCCTTTATACCCGCGACGAAATCCTCGATTACGTCACCTTCGATTTCGAGCAGTTTTACGATCAGTGGTATGCGAGCGATCCGGGCGTTCTCAACCCGCCCACCAACATCCTCAACGCGGATGGTGGCATCGATTACAAGCTGGCGATGATGGCGGGCTTCTCTCGCTTCGGCCCCGTCGAATATGACGACGATCAGGGCCTCCACAGCCATGACTTCTTCTGCGGCTACTGGCTGCAAGCGCTCCATGCAGCCACCAAGATCGGCTTCATCGATGCGCTACGCAACAGCGGGTCAGCCAAGACCGTCGCGGTAATCAACTGGATGCTGTCCATGTATCGCACCCGCATCGTGGGGCTCGTCAACGACGGCGCGCTGCTCAACCCGCCGCAATACGCCCCCTATGTCACCTGCTACTGGACCAAGGCCCAGATCATTGCGGCCGGTGGTGATGTGTCCAAGCTCCCCCAGACGGTCGCACAGGTCAGCGCCGCCCAGCCGCGTCTCGCGCCCAACTGGTATAGATGCTACGATCAGGACGGGAACATCGTCTCGCGCGATGGACAGGCGAACGACCAAATCCTCGCCGGTCCCGCCATGCTCAAGGACATGGGCTTCACCGGAGTGGACCTCGATCAGGCAGTGGAAACGGCGGAAGCTCGTTTTCAGGAAAGCTACGCGCGCGAAGCCGCGCTCGGCGCTGACAAGGCCGGTGATAGCTGGTTCATCTACCACCAATGCACGAACAACCGCCCGTTCATACCGCCAGCAGCGACAGCCTGACATAGTAACAGAGTGGAGCGCCCGATTCCGAGCGCTCCACTCTCCGGTGAGCCCGCTATTCTGTCAGGCCGCAGCCGCCATCATCGTCTGACGCACCATGAAGGCGACGAGATGCGACCGATTGCGCGTCCGGGTCTTGAGTCGCGCATTCTCGATATGACGCTCAACCGTGCAGCCCGCGATGTTGAGCTTTCGCGCAATCTCCTTGGCGGAGAAGCCTTGTGCAACCAGTTCAAGAACTTCCATCTCACGCCCGGTGAAAGCAACAGATACGTCGGATGAGGCTATGTGCATGTTATCCCCCCCATTTGTCTCAACGGCGAATCGTTAATCTGGGATTAACCTATTTTTCACAGATTTGCAGCACTGCGTTTTCTACCTACTATCTCTATGCCAATCGCATCGATCAGCCGGAGCGTGAGGACGCAGACGCGCTAAATACGGGATGCCAGTCATTCCGCTCGGTGCCGCAGCCTATAACCGCGACGCCTCGTTCCTGCCCGAAGTCGAACTCATCAACCTCTATGTCGAGGATGACGCCTCCGGCGCATCTGTCGATGAGAAACTCCGCCTCCAGCGACCCGGACTGGTTCATTTCGGGAATGTAGCCGGAGCCGTGCGTGGCATGTTTCAAAGCGATGGCGTGGCGGGCTCACGCACCTTCCTTGTCGCGGCTGACAAACTCCAGACCATCACGAATACCGCGACATCCACGCTCGGGACGGTCTCCAATGACGGGACGCAGGCCCATTTTGCCGCCGCCTTTGATAAGCTCGCGGTTGCGTCGGGCGGCAATCTCTACCTCCTTGATGACGAGGATGCCCTGATGCCCTTGCTGCTGCCGGATCAGGACACCGATTCGGTCAACCGTCGCGCCATCGATATCACCGCGCTGAACAACTACATCGTGATCGCCTGCCCGGACGGGCGCTTCTTCTGGCTTCCCCCCGGTGTCAGCGACTTCAACGATTTGAACGCCCTGAACTTCGCGACGGCCGAGAGCGCCGCTGACGGACTGGTGGCCTGCCATGCGCTGATGGATGAGGTTTACCTCTTCGGCCCCTCGACCGTGGAGGTATGGCAGACCACCGGCAGCGCCGATCTGCCGTTCCAACGCGCTCCGGGTCGTAATTTCACCCGTGGGTGCCTCCACGCCGACACCGTGGCGACCGTCGATAACACGCTGTTCTTCGTCGGCAGCAATGGCGTCGTCTACCGTGCCAGCACGGTCCCGCAGCGCGTCTCCACCTATGCCATCGAGGAGCATCTGGCAAAGCGCACCGGCAACCCAAGCGCCTTCGTCTACACGCTCGACGCGCACGAGTTCTATTGCCTCACGATCCCCGGCCGGGGCACCTTTGCCTATGACGCGGCCACCAAAGGCTGGAGCCGCCTCAAATCCATTGGGATGACAGAGTTTCGCGCCCGCCATGCTGTCTCGACCGCTGATGGGACGCTGCTCGGTGATGCCGCCACGGGAACGGTCTGGCGGTTCGATCGCGCCGCCGCCATGGACGGCAACGATCCCATCGAGCGCATCGTCACCGGCACCGCTCCCCTGCCCTCCCGTCGATCAACCCGCAACGACAGCATCGCTCTCTATGTGGGATCATCCGCCACCTGCTCCTATCGCCTGCGCTGGCATGAAGGTCAGGGGAGCTATCCCAGCACCTACCGGATGCTTGGCGCGCGTGCGGGCGACGACGTGCTCACCAGCTACCGGCTTGGTCATGGTCGGGAGAGCTACCGGACATTCGAGATTTCCTGCGTCGATCCGGCCATCATCCGCATCTCGGGCATGATCGCCAACGAGGCGTTCGACTGATGAGCGTCGTCCTCAAACTCCTCACCCTGATGAGGCTCCAAGCGGGTCGGACGATCGTCGATCCCACGACGGGCTACCCGACGCCCGAGTTCCTGCGGAACCAGAACGACAAGACGGCCAACGAGCAGACGATGTTTTCCGCCCTCGTCGAGCAGGTGAACGCCATCAGCGCAGCACAGGAGGCAGCGAACACCGCGCAGGCGACCGGCACCGAGGCTCAGACTTCCGCCGATACGGCAAAGGTTGCCGCGAGCGCTGCACAGGCGTCAGCGACCAACGTGGCGCGCAGTCTCGCCCTCATCGCCAGCTTCGTCAGCCCTACCAATATCCTGACCGCGACCAACGACGGCACCATCAACGTTGCGGCACATACCCGCCTCTATGCGGATGGAAGCTCGGTTGCGGTCAATGCGGGGACGATCAGCGGCCTTGCGGATTCCACCACCTACTATGTCAGCTATTTGGATGAACCCCGTGCTGGCGGTTCCGTCAGCTACAACGTCTCGACCATTGCGGCCGATGCGGCGCAGATCGCGGATCGCACACCGTGGGGGTGATCACCATGCCAGCGGCCGGGGGAGCGGCAACGGCGGGACGGTCGCCGCTTGGACCGGGCCTATTTCCGTAAGCATCAATGAATCGACGTTCCGAACTTCTTACGGATCGCAACCAAGTCCGTCATAAGGTTGATCATGCGCGCGGATGCGGAGACGCCATCTTCCTCTCCGTTCTCTCCAATGAACAGTGACAGCAACTCCTCTTGGACGAACTCAGATTTACCGGCATAGGCAAGACTCCAATCAGGAAATAGGCGGCTCTCTTTCGTGCATGTTTCTACGATTTCTATCGAGTGATGTCGCTCGTCTCGGCGTATTTTCTCCATCAGATACTGAACGTCAGTCATACTACCTTCGAGGTATTGCGAGAAATATTCGCCGCTGTAGATGAGGGCACCGGTGATGCCGACACTCTCGTTCCATCGCACAGACACATCGAATATGCTGTTTATGTCAGGATTTCGTTGGAAGGCGTTCGATGCTTCACTGACGTATAACAGCGTGTAAATGAAATCCATCTGCACATATCCTTCACACAACACTTACAGTATCACGCAACGTCCCCGATCACACTTCACCATTGCTAATCCCGAGCGACGCTCGTCGGGCCAGATAACTTTCGCCACGAAGATACCACTCCATCGATAAATAAGCGATGGGTGGAATCGTAGGATCAATCGTCGGAGGCGTTGCCTCCTCCAACAGCAGCAGCAAAGCAGCCAAGATCGCGAAGCAGACGGCGGAGGAAAATAACGCCTTCGCCGAGAAGATGTATGACAAGGGCGAGGCACTGATCACGCCCGAAATCAACTCGGGCGACAATGCTGAAAACTACATCAACGGCATGTTGGGCATCGGCTCGACCACGGATGCCACGAACGCCAGCAACGCCTTCGGCAACTACCGCGACACCTCCGGCTATCAGTTCCTGATGGATCAAGCCAATAACGGCATCGAGGCGAATGCTGCGGCGAAGGGCGCATTCCAGTCGGGCGCGACCGCCAAGGCGCTTTCGCAATATGACATGAACCTCGCCGACACGACGAAGAACAACTACATCACACAGTTGACCGATGTCGCCAACCGGGGCACCGCCGCGAAATCGTCGCTGATCGGTCAGGGCACCAACCTCACCAACACCGTCACATCGAACAACAACACGGCGTCAACGGCGGCCCAGAACAACGCGATCAATCAAGGCAACATCATCAACAACACGCTGCCGAACATGAGTTCGAGCTTCGGAGGCAGCGCTCTGTCAACGCTGTTTGGTATCTGACCATGGCTGTCGTGAACGGCATCTATCTTCGCGACCTTGCCGACGAATACGCGAAGAACCAAGCCAATCAGCAGAGCGCCTACACTTTGTCGCGTCAGAAGCTCGCCGACAGCCGCGCGGACACGCAGTATGACAATCGTCAGAATGCAAGCGCCTTGCTCGCGTCCGGTGATACGGCTGGCGCACGCAATCTTGCCACGCAAGCGGGGGACTTCGACTATCTCTCCCATCTCGACACGCTCGACGAGAGTCAGCGCAAGCAGGCGGCGGATGAAGCGGAGTTCATCGGTCGTGTGACGCCCGCCTTGGGCCAGATCGACGGCACCGATGGCGGCAAGGCGCGTCGCGAGGCGATCCGCCCGATGCTGCGCCAGCGCGGCCTCTCCGACGCCGAAATCGACGGCCACGACTTCTCGGATCAGGGCCTCTCGGTCGCCAACGCCGCAGCCATGTCGATCAAGGATCGGCTGGAGCAGCGTCGCGCCGACATGGCGGAGAAGCGTGCCGATATGGCGGAGAACAAGCCGATCACCGCTGCGGACGGTGCGGTCCTCCAACCGGACGGCAAGGGTGGCTATACCGTCATCTACACACCCGGCACCAAGCCGCTCCAGCAGGTCGTCACCGATCCGGTCACGGGTGCAATCAACGTCGTCAACGTGCCGGGAACACCGGGTCAGGGCGTCTCTCGTGCGGGTGCGCTACTCGCGGGTGGCTTCGAGGCGATCGACAAGGGTTTCGAGGCTCCCACGGAGGGCGGCTACGCGGATCGCGACGGCGCGTCGGGCGCTCCCGTCAACTATGGGATCAACCAGAAATACAACCCGGACGTGGATGTCCGAAAGCTGACGCCGGATCAGGCGGCGCAAATCCGTCACGATCGCTATTGGGCGGCGTCGGGAGCCGAGCAGATGCCGACACCTGCGGGACAGGCTGTAGTCTATGACACGGCGGTCAACATGGGACCGGCCACCGCCCAGCGTATGGTGCGCGAGACGGGCGGTGACGTGGACAAGATGCTGGCATGGCGGGAGCAGCGCTACCGCAGCATCGCCAAGAACCCCGCCAACGCCGCCCAGCTTCCCGGCTGGCTCGATCGCAACGAGAAGCTGCGCAGCTTCGTCGGCAGCGGTCAGGCGACGGGCTCTCCTGCTCCGACCGGCCCCACCATCACCAGCTTGGGCGGATCGAGCGGCCCGGTTTGGAAGGATGACACGCGCAACGGCATCACCGGCCAAACCAACACCCGCACGGGCGAGTTCAAGCCGTTGCCGGGGCAGAAGGCGCAGGACGCGAACAGTCTTCAGCAGAACCTCGACACCATCGACACGAGCATCGCCGCCGTCGATACGTTGTCGAAGCATCCGGGTCTGTCGGCGGCCGTTGGATCGGGCCTCGATCCGCATTCGTGGGGTTCGTTCAACCCTCTGACCGGCAAGCCCTTCGCGGGCACTGACGCGGCTGATTTCGAGTCGCAGTTGGACACCTTCAAATCGCAGCAGTTCCTGTCGCAGATCGCCAAAATGAAGGGCTTGGGGGCGCTGTCGGACGCGGAAGGTGCCAAGCTGTCAGCGGCGGCGGGCAACCTTGCCACCAATCAGTCGGAGGATCAGTTCCGCGCGAACCTCAAGGTGATCCGGGACGGCCTGACCCGCGCCCGCGAGCGAGTCGCGGCACAGCAGGGCCAGCACAGCCATGCGGCCCCTCCGGCCCACTCCTCGGCGAGCAGCGCTCCGCAGGGTGCCACCTACCTCGGCACCAGCAAGAAAACGGGTCGGCCGGTCTACCGCCTTCCTGACGGTCGCACGGTGCTCGGATGAGCGACTTCACCCCGTTGGACGCGGACGATGAAATCATCGCTGATGGCAGCGCCGCCGCGACGGCTAAGCCGTCTGCGCCTCCGGCGAGCCTCACGACCATGGATGCCGACGATGAGATTGTCGCTGATCATCCTGCCTCGCCCGCACAGCCGCCCGCGCTGACGCAGGACGACATCAACACCGCCGTGCGCAAGATGCTCGACGATCCCAAGGTGTCGGGTGCGCAGATTCGCGCCTACTGGACCCGCTTGGGCGGCAAGCTCGATGAGCATGACTCCGCGATCATCGATCAGCGCGACGCCTACATCAAAGAACATGGAGAGGCTCCGACGATCGGCCTCGACACTGAACACCCCTCATCAGGCGGCGAACCCGGCCTGACCGACAACCGCCCCTACAGCTTCGGCGCGGGCGTGGAGGATGGTGCGGCGCATATCGCCGAGAATGCGATCGGCGGGCTTGGCTGGGTGGGCAACAGGATCGGCCTCGACAATGATCTGCGTGGCGACTTCCACGACTGGTATCACCACAAGACGGATATCTCACCCGTTCAGGGTTCGAGCGCGGGCAGGCTGACCGGCGAAATCCTTGCTTCCGCTCCCGCCGTCATCCTCGGCGCTCCCGTGGAAGCCGGCGCAGCCGCGCTTGGTGCTCCCGCTGCCGTAGCGGCCGGTGCGGGCCTCCTCGTCGCGGGTGCCGCTCAAGGCGCTCTGTCCACCCATGCTGACAATCCGGTAGGTGTTGCCCGTGATGCGGCGGTCGGTGCGGGTGCCAATCTCCTGCTTGGCGGTGCGGCCCATGGCCTTGGCGCGCTGGCGGGCCGCCCCGCAGCTTCCACCATTGCGGGCCGTGAGGTGCTCGACGCTGCCGACGCTCTCTCCCGTGATGGCATTACCGTTCGTCCTGCCCCGGCTGATGTCGGCAGTGCTCTCGCGCGTCGTGTCACGGGCGGTCTCAATCAGGGGCTCGCGTCGGGCTCGATCATCCGCAATCGCGCCAGCAACTATATCGATGCGATCGAGGCGGCGAAGAACCGCGCCGCTGACAGCCTCGCCCCCACGGGCGAGTCGGCGCAGCCCCTTGCTGACACGGCCGGTGAACTGCTCGATCAGAACAGCCTCGGCGGCTATCGTGCCCGCGCCCGCAGAGATGCCAACCGCGCCTATACGGCAGCGGAGACGCTCTCGGGCGATCCGGTCATCCCGCGCTTGCCCATCTTCGAACGCGCGCTGGCATCCAAGATCGCCGAGCTTCGCGGCGTCCCCGGCGCGGACAGCAACCCGAACCTCCGCGCGCTGGAGGGCATTCAGGAAGACCTCACCCATCGCGGCTACACCGTCAGCGGCCTGCGTCGCCTGCGAACCGATCTTGGTCGCCAACTCGATGCCAGCAATCCCGACAGCCGGGAGATTGCGGGAGCGCTGCGCCGACCGCTCGCCGATGACATCGATGCGGGCCTGCGTCAGCAAGGCCATCATCAGGCGGCGGACCTTTGGCAGCAGGCGGACACCAGCTATGCCGCGAGTCGCCGCACCCTCGACGACATCAGCAAGATCATCGGCCCGGACCATGCCCGCTACAACGCCGAGCGAGTGGCAGGACGCATCACGCAGATGATCCGGGGCAAGGGTGGTGACGGCGAACTGGTCGGGCGCGTGCTCGACGCCATGGAGCCGGATCAGGCGGCGCGTGTCCGTGCCAGCGTGATCAATGCATTGGGCCGCGCCAAGCCGGGAAACCAATCAGCGACCAGCGACGTGTTCTCACCCGAGAGCTTCCTGACGCAATGGCAGGATGAGAATTTCTCGCCTGCCGCCAAGGCTGCGCTGATCCCGGACGCGCAAGCCCGACAGGATTTGGAAAATATCGCCCGCGTCAGCCAAGGAGCACGGGAGGCAGGCCGCTACCGCAATCATTCGAACACCTCGGGTGCGCTCAATGTGCTCAACACGCTGCGCGGCACCGTCACGGGCGCGGCAGCGCTTGGAACTGCTGGCAAATCGCTGATCGCGGAAGGGATCGCGGGTGCCGTGGCGTCCTCGCCTCGCGTAGCCCGTGCGCTTGTCCGGGCTGGCGAAGTTCGTCCCGTAGCGAGAGCCGCGCAGGGAGCAGCCAAGATCGGCCAGCGCGCCACTCCGCCTATCGCCGGATATCTGATGAACCTGCCGCGTCCGGGTGATCAGCGCTAAATATCCGATGACAGCCGCATCATCGATTACCCTCACCTTCGCAGGCACCGCCCGGATCATCGCTGCACCCACTTTCGCCGAGCTTCGCCGCATCCTCTCCAACACGATCCGCGAGGGTGATCATGCTGTGCTCGACGGTGCTGCGGCGCCCGGTGACGGTCGGGGCGGCCTGTTCGTCTATGTCAGAGATTCGACCGATGACGATGATGGGGTGACCATCATCCGTCCCGTGGATCGCGGCCCCACGGAAAGCGGCCGGTGGAAGCTCATCGCCCGCACCTTGGCGGGAAACGCCTCGGAAATCGCCTATGGGGGTGAGTATGCGAGCGTCCGCGACGCGCTCGACGCCTTGCTCTACGTCTCATCGACGATCAGCAACTTCGTCACCACCCCGGCCGTCGCGGAAGTCGGCAGCACGGTCCCGAGTGTCGCGCTCTCATGGACGCTCAACAAGCCGGTGAGCAGTCAGACCATCCCCGGCATTCCGCTCGATCCGGGCACCCGTGTCACATCGGCTACCGGCCCGTTCACCGCCGATCATTCATGGACGCTGACGGCCGATGACGGGAAGACCAGCGTCTCGGCGACCGCTACGTTGCAGTTTCAGCAGAAGCGCTATTGGGGCGTCTCTGCCTCGCCGACGTTGACGAACGATCAGGTGCTGGCCCTGTCGAGCGAGTTCGCCACCAACCGGAACAAGACGGTGATCTATGACGCCTCGGGCGGCGCTTACCCCTATTTCTGCTACCCCGTAGGATTCGGTGAGCCCAGCGTCACCGTGGGCGGGCTATCCTTCTCCGACATCAACTCGACCATCCAGACCGCCACCAACGCGAGCGGCTATGCCTCATCCTATCGGGTGGTGCGCTTCAACGGTCTACAGACGGGCTCGGCGATCGTGGCGACGTGGGGGTGACGGCGACAACTGTATGGAACTCCCGGCAGGCGTAGCCGTCTTGGATGCGGCGCATTCCCTGCGCGATGGAGAGAGTTTATGAAACTACGCAATGTCATTGGCGCGATCGGCCTGATCATGACCACCGTCGCGATTGTCGCTCCCGCTGATGCTCGTCCTTACCACCACCATCACTACCATCCCCGTCCGCATCATCATTGGCACCACCGCTAATAGTTCGGGCCAGCCCGAGGGCTGGCCCGAACGCCCTTCCCCGGCCAATTCCGCTCCGCCGTCTCTCGCCCTCCGTCTAAATAGTGGATGACGGTTTCTCCAAAGATCAACCTGCGCTTCGGCAGCTACATCGGCTGCGTCGCCAACACGGACGTGCTCCGCCAGTCGATCGATGTCAGCCAGTATCGGCGCGGCGACGCCATCATCGTGACCGGGAACGCTGGTGCCACAGATGGCACAGGCGGCATCTATGCGTGGATTCCCGAAGCCACCGCTCCTGATGACAACTATGCGTGGATCGAACCCGCGTCGGTCAGCGGTGGTGCGGGACGGTGGGTGCTGGCGGTCGGTCCCACGCCCGAGCTTCTATCGATCAAAGCGGAGGTGCAAGGCATGGAAGCCCTGCTATCCGCGCTCAACACCGCCGTGGGGAATGAGACGGCGCAGCGCGAGGATGATGTTGCCAAGCTGACGGCGGCGATCACCACCGAGCAGATCGTCCGCGTCACCGCCGACGAAGCGCTCGCATCGCGCACCACCACGCTGGAGGCCAGCTACACCAGCCTGAAAGGTGATCTGGCAGCAACTTCTGCCAAGATCACCGACGAGCAGACAGCCCGCGCTACCGCCGATGAAGCCGCCACCCAGCGTATGAACACGATGGTGTCGGAATACAACGCGATCGGAAGTTCAGCGACCGCGCGCATCACCAGCGAGGCCAGCACCCGCGCGGCAGCGGATGGAGCCGCGACTTCGCGCATGGACCAGATGGTCAGCGAATATAACGGCATCGGCTCCCGCGTCACCGTCACGGAGCAGGCGGTGTCGGGCCTGAATGGCAAGCTCAACGCCTACTGGCAGGTCGAGAGCGTCGCGGGCAACAACCGGGCTCAGTTGACCGTCCACGCCGACGCTAACGGTGGTGCTGGCGTGGATATCGTCGGGGATGTCGCGATCAGCGGCAACCTGCTCGTCTCGGGCACCGTCACCACATCGGCGCTGGTCGCCAACAGCGTCTCGAATGGCGATGTTGTCTCGGTGCCCTCCACGTTCGTCGGCGGAGGCGGCGTCAGCGTCACGGCGACCACCTACAGCGTCGGCAACTGGCAAACGCTCATCAGCTACACGCTAACCCTCGCCAACCCGGCGCGGGTGATGGCCGAGGCCATGTTCAAACAGTCCTATGCCTCGACCGACTCGGCCTATCCCGGAGCGGCGATCATCAACGTCGATAATGGCACCTACATCATCGATGATTATTGGGGGAACGCCGTTCAGGACAAGGTGCCGCTGCTCGGGAGCGTTGACCTCGCAGCAGGCACGCACACGATCACCGTTCAATGGCAAGGCGACACGCGCGTGACGGTCTACCGTCCCCGGCTGCGCGTCGAGTGGTTCTACAGATGACTTGGTTGGCAATCGGCCGCGCTGGCGGCGCAATCCGCATGTTTGTTCGCAACCCCGCACAGGCAGAGGCTCAACGGCAGGACGGCGAGGTGATCGTCGCGGCCAATGACGATAGTGCCGTGTCGATCAGCGACGATGGCGAGACTCTCATCGCGACCGTCCTCTCCGCAGAACAGATCGAAGCCGCGATACTGGCGGACATCCGCGCGGAGCGGAACCGCAGGCTCGCAGCCTCCGACTGGACGCAAGGTCGGGACACCCCGCTCTCGGCGGAGAAGATCGTCGAGTGGGCAACGTATCGGGAGGCGTTGCGCGATCTTCCCGCGACAGCGAATCCGATCGCTATCGTTTGGCCGGTGGTGCCTGAATGACGCTCGACGACATCCTGCCGGAGGCCGTCCGCCATATCGGCGACGCGGTGAGCTTCACGCTTGTTTGTGCCACGCTGGCGTCGTGGCTCCCGTCGATCGCAGCCGGTTTGTCGATCATCTGGACGGCGTTGCGCATCTACGACTGGATCGTCACGCACCGCCACTCCTGATCCGTGTAGCGATTCGTTTTTGTCATCGTGACGCCCTCTCCCACGGATGGGGTCGCGCTACATGGGCGGCATCGATCTTCGATCGACTCAGCCAGCCGTCCAAACCCGCCGTTCCAGCATTTTCTTGATGTTCTCCCGCGACGGCGGCTCTACCTCTCCGCCCATTCGCTCCGTCACCGTCAGGGCTATACGCTGGATGCGCTCGTCGCCAAGCGGCGAGAAGTCGCCGTTCAAGATGCCCGGTCGTCCATCACCACGCGCGATCACCTTTCCGCCCTTGATCTGAACCGCCGTCAGCCCGTTCGCGAACCCGATGGTGACGGTGCGCTGATCATCACAATCCATTGATGTGATGACACTCCGCAGGGCTTCCATGACCTTCCGGCGATGCTTAGCGCGAACTTCAAGATCATCGGCGTAGAGGTGCGCGCGAACCTCGGCGATCCGACTCAGATGTTCTTCGCTCGACGCCTGCCCTGCGGCTTTGGCGCGCGCCTTGCGGATTACCTCGACCTGTTCATCGAGCGCAACGGAGCGACTCTCGGCCTGTTCGGCAAGGCGCTTCTTCATTGCGCTCTTTTGACCATCGCTGGCCCATTCGGTCCAAAGCGCCTCGGCGGCAGCGCGGGCCTGATCGGCCTCACGTTCCTTCTCCGCCAGTTCACGAGTCAGCTTGGCGGCCTCATCATTGCGTGCGAACGCCCGATCATCCATCGCGATGTGGAGCACTTCATCCAGCAATGCTCGTTCGAAGCCGTAGTAGGTGATACCGATGCGGTTTGAGCAGCTTCTCGCGTGGCGATATGCAGCGCGACAGTAGAGAGCGGCGCTCTCGTGCTTCATAATACGCTCGACGCCGTTTCGCCCCTTGTAGGTAGCTCCGACACGACGGTGGCGAATATATTCCATCGAGCCGCCGCAGTGGCGGCACTTCGCGAGCCCACTGACAAGGTTTGACACCACAGCGGATCGGCCGCCACCCTTCGTCTGCGCACGAAGCTCCGCGCTCGCACGCACACGCACAAACAGATCGGCATCAACGATCCGGGGGAATAGCTTGATTATCACGCCGGTCGGAACGCGCCTGCCATTCTCCCACCTGCGCCCGTGATATTCCCCGAGCACGGCCGGATCAGCGAGGAACTTCTGGATGCGCCCGACATCCCATGCCCTCTGCACCTTGCCTCTTGGTCGGACCCACAGGGGCTCGCCCCGCTTGTTCAGCATCTTGGCGATGGTGACTGATCCCTGCCCCTCATCGGCCAAACGGAAAATCTCTCGGATTAGCGCGACCCGCTCCGGCCGCTCGACGTAGTGGCCGTTCTTCTTGTCGAGCCATGCGGGGCAAACCGCTCGCAGGACGCCCCCATGCTCGGCTACCTCGGCGCGGCGGATCGCATGAGCGTCTCGGAGGCGACCAGCCTTCTTCTCGCTCTCCTCTCGCGCCGTCTCCGCCTTGATGAGCAGGGTCATCACTTGAATCAGATCAAGCTCCTCACCGGCCCGATAGAATGCCGATCCATCCACGGTAGCAACGCTCACCCCAAGGTCGTTGAGCTTGCAGATGAAGGCATGGGTGGCGCGGTGTCCCTGCCGACTCAGGCGGTCGAGACGCTCAACGACCAAGATGGCCCCAAAATGTTCTCCCGCTTCGGCCTCATCCTCGAATCGGCGGAGGGTGCTGCCGACATCACGATTCTTGCCGCTGAAGGCTGAGCGGCCTTCGTCGATCAGGACGCTACCAAGCTCCCAGCCCTGCCCTTGGACATGCTCAATACACGCCTTCCGCTGGCGTGCGGTGGAGGTGCCCTCCCGCTGGTCTATATGGCTGAACCGTATGTAGACGTGCGCTGTCGGCATGATCGCTCCATAGCATCAAGACCCGATGTTTCTACGGTTTACCTTCTCGGACATGGTGTACGCGGACATCGCCCTGGCTGGCGGTGCTCGCTACCGGGTGGCGCCCGAGCATGTGGAACGTGCGCTCTATGTCGTCTCCGGCCAGATCGCGGTGGAGGGCCAGCAGGGCGGCTTCGCCAAGGACGAGCTGGTGGTGCTGAAGCCCGGCGCCGAGATCGTGATCCGCGCCGAGGGCGGCCCCGCGCGGCTGATGCTGGCGGGCGGCGAGCCTTTCCCCGAGAAGCGCTACATCGAGTGGAACTTCGTC